TTAAAATTCTTGTTTAACGCCTTGTTCACGATCTTGTGTTGCTTGAGCATGGCCTTTACGATATTTCCTGGCTTGTTTTTCTGATAGGCTGTCTAAATGAGCATTATCAAAGTTGCCATGATATCCATCACCGTAACCATGACGGTAGTGTCGTGATTTTGATTTCTTTACATTATTACCGTTAGTCTGCACCGAACGAGTAAATGCGTCATCTGCCGCATCTTTATCAATTTCACCAATAACTACATAACGGCAAGTACGACCTTTTGTGTCGTTGTAATCACTGGGAATACTTACTACATCAGCTGGGTTAATTTTGACAATAACAATACGTTCGCCGCAAAAGTAGTTCAAGTAATCTCGTGAGCAAAAGTGTAAACCGTCTGAACATGTGCGATCCTTGTCGTCATCTACATCGTTACGTTCCATTTCTACTACTTGTCCTACACTATTATCCATTTTACTTGAATACACATCTTTGTAATCAAACCGTACTTTCTTGTATGCTAAAAAGTGCCCGTCTGGTGTAATGGGCAAGTTGCCTTTTTCCAGGAAACCGTAAAGCTCTTGTACAGCACGACGGCTTGGGTTAGACTGCAGATTTTCCATAAAGTTAACCATAGGCTCAATTGGAAAACCTTCTTTTAGCATGTTAATCATTTTAATGGCCACGCCATTATTTAATTCCTTATCCTTCCAAAACAGTGTTTCACCCTGGATGCTAACGTTGCCTTGACCGTAGCTTAACACTACTTTTTTAGGCTCTAACGAATCCAGTACAGTAGGCCAATCATTTGATTTGATAGCATCAACAATTAGCGTATAGTTGATGTGTGTTTTATTAATGGTATAGCTTTTTTCATCTACAACAATAACAATATTGTCGCCTTGAATTAAGTATGGGTATGACATGTTAAACTCCTTGTGTTTTATCGATTAAATTGATGTAATGTACAGTATCGCTAACTGATGCATAACTTAAATGCGTTAACAACGGGTAATGATTTAAAATTGCATCTAACTCTATTTTAAATTCTTGAATTCTTTGATGATATCCTTGCAAATTATCTTTAGAATAAATTTTAGACAACTCTGACAAGTACATGCCTGAATTACGTCGTCCAGAATTATTTCTGTTAACTGTCTTTATTTGGTTTAAAAATTTTCTATAAAGACTATCACTACTGATTGTATTAACAATATCACTGTTGTAACTAATAAAAGTATAATTGTCAAGTAAATCAGCAATTAAATTGTCAAATAGTTTGTCTGTGCCAGGCTTGGCCAGTTCTTTTGCTATAAGGTCTTCTATGTTAATCCAATTAGGCAATTTTTTAATTGTTTCAATATCTGATTTACGAACTCCATACAAATCAACATTAAGTTCGGGCATTCCGGAATACTGTAACATCTGTTTTAAATGCTTAGCATTTGACATTTCGTATTTGCTTTGAACTTCATATCCTTTTAGTGGCAAATAATAGTAAGTTGTACTTGCATCGGCCATATCTGTAATACTGTCAGCAGCAACCCACCCAGAATCATCGTTTCGGTAAGAATACTTTTGCATTTTTAACAAACTAATGTTTTTAAGTTTTACTGATTTTTCTTTCTTCAATAATTTGCTAACTTGTGTAATGCTATTAGGATTAGGACCATAAATTGATTCGTAAAAACCTTTAAGGTCCATGTCTTTTGATTTGTCAGCTTTGTCTAAAACATACAGGTATGCTGGCTTTTTATTTTTTTCTGTGCGTAAATGATATCGAGTACGTTCGATAGCACCGACAGTAGTATTATTTTCCACAAAAATTGAGCTAGCATCGACCACAATTTCAGATTTACAAATAATAACAGAATTGTAACCATCATTGCCAGTCTGGTCAACTTTAATTACATTAGTGTGCTGCATATACTTTTTAATAGTAGAGCTTGTTGCATAGTAAGGGTCGTAGTTTAACCCAGTAATAACAATGTTAAAATTCTCAGCAATTTCTTTGTCAGCTACACATAATACTAAAGGTTGCAAAAAATAGGCACTTGTTTTCTGTTGAACTGTAGGTAATTTTGTTCGGGAAATATAAGTGTGAATTGATTCAGTCCACAATGACGACTGAGATTTTGCATTTAGAAAGTTTGCGCGATCCCATAAATTTTCAATAGCATCAGCTTGTTTGCTAATGTTTACATCCAACGAAATCTTGAGCCGTTGTAACTTGTCTTTAATAGCATTAACAGTCGAAGGAATATAACTCAATCCTTCGCGACTAGCTTGAAAGTCCAGTTGACCAATTTTAAAATGAATTTCTAATCCGCATTTTAACAATTTTTGCAAATCGCCTAACATCTTTTCTGAATCAGGAATTTCAATAGGATAAGCAATATTTCCCATAACTGCCATACTTGAATTATGATGTTCGACTAAATGTACTCCAGGAATAATGTCCCGATCTGCATACTTTATAAAAGTACAAGAGAAGTTAGTACCACCAGTAACATTAGGAGTTGTAGCAAACCTTGTGTAAACATGCTCTGCTTCGGTTTTAAATGCATAGTAATCTGAATAATCGTTAACTGAAAACTTAATTTCCACACCATTACATTCATCTGTGCTTGCAGACATCATTTGAGCAATGCTAGGTACACCGTGTTCGTTGATAAATGCTGAATAGATGCCTTTAACACCATCTTTAATAGTCGTAACTGTAAAGTTATCTGTGTAGCTAAATGGACTTTTTGAACCTAAACCCAGCGCACCAATAAAATCGTTGCTATCTGTTTTAGTGCTTTCGAAGTATGTAGTATAAATGTTAGTAACCTGATCTTCGTTAAGACCGACACCGTAGTCACGGATGCTAAACCAAGGCTCTAACGAGCTAGGCAAGTGTACATCAAACGGGGTATCGGCACAATTTGCAGCAACATGGCTATCATACGCATTACATGATAACTCACGCACAATAGCGCGAATTTTATTTGCGTATAATCCTGAACTTAAAATACCAAATGCCTTGGCTGAATTGCGAATACGAAACTCACCAATTTGACCTACATTGGAAAGTACAGCAGTATCTTGTGGAGCAGTGTTAAGTAGCATGTGTTTCTCTCTCTGTGTGTGTTAGTGTAAGTGTTTATTATAACAGTAATACTAACGAATGTCAATCAAACTGTGTTCGAACCATTCTGTAAGATAACCCTTTAATGAAGATTCACTGTCTTCATTGAATTCTTCTCGGGCAGCTTGGTTAATAACGCGATACATCTCTGTAATTTTTTCGGAATGGTGATAACCTTGTTCTACTTGTTTTTTAGCTATCCGTTTCATCATCCATGTATCAAATGCGTTCATTTTTTAATCTCTCTGTGTGTTAGCGTAAGTGTTTATTATAGCACAATGGCTAACAGAATGTCAACCTAAACCTCGTCATGTTTTTTTCTGCCTTGAAGTTGATGCTGGTTATGCCAACTACTCCTTCTCTAAGTTTGGGCGATAGTTGATCTTGGCCCATTCCTTGAGTCCTGGTGTGCCAGCCCATCCTTCATTTCGAGCCACTGCTTTCATTCGATCGAATAACAGTTCACCTTCTCCGAGAGTGAATCTAATTGTATGTGCCATAGTTTTCTCGCATGTGTTATTGTCAGCTCATTAATGCCAACACGGTTAAGGTTTTTTCATCTCGTATGTATATTCTGTAACGATGGGTGTCTAGAAACCAATAGTCATTTCGTATCCATTGGTACTTGAACATGCTTGTTTCCGGATTATCTACCTCCTTACGCACTGTAGAGGCGCCAAACGCTTTTATCAACGAGTTGATGGCTTGACTCACGTCAGGATTTTCACGCCGCCAATTCACACGCCGGCTTAACTGTATAAAATATCCATAACTGCCGCTCAGCGCATGATTTCCTGTTGTTTTAGTCCACTTCATTTAACTAACTCCATTCTCTCTGTGTGATAGTGTAAGTGCTTATTATAGCAAAATTATTTCAAGTTGTCAAGTTTGACTAGCTCGGTCGGGGTAGTATTATTGCTACACTGCAGGAACATCGATCAACAAAGCACTCGGAGTGATACCTAACTCCATAGCAATATTAGTTCTAGTATTGCCCGACATTATACGCATTGAACCATCCGGCATATTAAGCACTAGCGGCATTTTCATAGGACTATTATTTGCAAACCCTTGATAGATTGCTTCTATTGTTTCTTCATTTCTATATTTTGGATAAGAAGCGTATTGCTGAATCATTTTAATTGCTCCTGCTTTATTGAAAGTTTTTGCTCTATAGTCGATTTGGTCATCGACATCAGGAGTTAACTTAATAACTTTAGCATTTGCTACTGCTTGTTTAAAATCTTCAACGGTAGGAAAAGCATCATTGGTCATACGCTTTAGCGGCTTTATATCATATTCTACTTTGTACTCTAATGCAATGTCTGAATCAGATGGAACTACCCAGTTGCTAAACGACTTAGATTCAGCTTCAAGAAGATATTCTCGAAATGTTTTCATAAAAGTTCCTGTTACATTAGATATCATATTTATAACTAGTCACGAGGATGAATTAGTTCTTGCCAAGAATCCATTATTGACCAAACATTTGCATAATAGCGTTGCCTTAAATGATCTTGTGAGCCAATAGAATTTTTAAAATTAGCATAATCGATTTCTTCAATTTGGTTTTTGACTAGCTCTGCTACTAATTGTTGCGGTGCAGTTATCCTAAAACGATAATCGCTATCGGTAGTCTCGGACACATCTACATCAGTTCCAAATACTTTTTCTAAGTCACCTTTCACTCTAGCACGTACCATTACCATAGAAGGTTCTGTTCGGTGCTTGACAATTGAGAAAAAAGCATTGTTTGTAAATATCCACATATAATTTATTTCCTTTGTTACTCTGTTAATTTTAAAATGTCAAATGCATCTTCGGCACCCAACGGGCGGTCAGTTAATACTGCGATGTGGAAGTTATTGTTTAAGAATGTTCTTATCTTTGTCATCTCGGTTTTATGATAAGTTATACTTTCTTTACAATCTTTAATTTCACGAGTTTTGTATCTAAGTTGGTCATTAAGCGTCCCCATCTTATGTGATACTTCTATATAAGGCTTTGCTACTAACCTTTTGATTTCTTCTCTTATGCTAGTAACCTGTTGATTATAAGTAGAAATCTGGTTGTTTTGGTATTCTATAGTTTCTAAGTTAGAAACTATATAATTGTTGGCTCTGTTCTTTATAGAATTAAACTTTTCATTAGCTTCTTTAAGAGTTAAATATATTATAGGTTTACTAGCACTGGTAGTGTAAGTGTTTGATATTGTATATCTGCTTAAAAATCGATCATTAAGTTTAATAGTATACATAATTTATTGTTCCTCGGCATTTAATTTGTAAACTATAACTTCTAATGTTACAGAAGTCAACTAATGATTAACCGATCTTCGTAGTTCTCGTCATTACAAAGCGGATCGAACATCAACATCATAGCACCTTCTAGATAAGTTCGATGAACAGCACTTGAGCATAAAAAATATTCTACTTGCCATACTGTCGGAGCCCAATCTTCTTGTAATCGATTCGCCACCCAGCCTTTTCCGTGCGATGTTCCTGCTTGTTCGATGGCATGTGCTTTGTTATGGTGATGGTGGAAACGATCCCTTATTCCAGTCTTGCCGCCACCTTGCCCTACATATACACAAATGTCGTATTGCCAAATACTGTAAAGACCAGCACTTTTAGGCAAGTTTTGCCATCCTGTAAACGCTTGTACTTGAATTACAGGTACAATACCACAACGTTCGAAGTCTGAATGTAATGCTGATAACTTGCTCATGTTTGCTCCACTGTTTATATCAGATTATAACACAAACGATTTAAATAGTCAAAAGAATAGGAGCCGAAGCCCCTATCTGTTATTTTCTGTTTCTACGGATAACTCCGCAAAGCAGTGTTTAGGCTGCTAATGCGAACATTTCGTTGTTTGCGGTTACGTTTTTCGTGTCTTCGGCCGGTTACCCAACCCTAACGGCTTCTACATTGCCGAGTTGTCCATTCAGTTACTTACGCAGCAATCGATCCTAGTTCGTCCCCATCATAAAGAAACTTTTCCAAATCTTGCCGTTGCTTGTGATCTAGCTTGATTTGCGTTTTGTGCCATCATCCAAAGTACATCTGTTTTCCATTGCTTTTTAACATAAGCTCGGTAATATATCCTCCAAAGACGATCCGGACCCGGACCAGCTGGGGATAATTCTACAGACAACACTTCAAAATTGCGCATAAATTTCCTTATGGTGGAGACGTCGGGTACTGCCCCCGAGTCTTGCCTTGCTTTCGCTTCACTTCATACAACAATTTTATTTCGTAGCATACTTAACTTAAGTCTGCCACTACTAAATCCTTTAAGTTTATACTCTTGTTCTTTATTAAGAGGAATGTAATGTTCCGTTTTGCCGTTATTCACCCATAGTTTAGTCGGGACATATCCTTTTTTACCTCTTACCCATCCTTCCGGTATAATATCATTTATTGTAATACGTTTAACTTCTTTTGTCAATATATTTGAAATCCATATTCTTCCAAACTGAGAATTCTTTTCACCTTGACTATGACCAATATGTTCAAATGTTTTTATGCGCTTTGCTCTTGCGGTCGGTGTAAGAGCTTTAATTGTAAGTTCTTTATTAGCGTTGCATACCTTAGCATACCAGTCTTGCCAGGCAAGAGTATTATTTGTTTTTTGTTCTGCCATATATTGGTTTAATAATTTAACAGCAGTTTTTCCACCTTTCCGTGAACTTGCAGTATGAGATACACTACCATTATAGTGATCCCATCCACCATTACCACCTTTGTGCATATTATAAGTATCTTTACGTTTTACAAAATCTTCAGTAACCATTTCTAATTCTTTCTGAGTCATTTCGTTTTTATCAACACAGTAGCATAACACTTCTTTTTTGAAGTTTTTTAAACCGTACTTTTTAATGGCAGCCGTGATCTGTTTTCCAGAGCCATAGTATCCATTCTCGAAAGGATGCTTATCCGATTTATGTTTCCCGACATAAATCTTATTATTTAATAAATTAGTGATTCGATAGACATAATAATACATAATTATACTTATCTTCGATAGGCGGTCAATTCATGAAAAGAAAGGTCTTAACGGACCTTTCTATCTGCTTCTTCTCTTTCGAGGTTTACAGCAATACTTTTATTTACCGTTGGCATTGTTGCGAATTTGATCAAACGTGATCTCTTTTACTAAATGCCCATTACGATAAATTTCTTCTAATACTGGTTTAAAATCATCTACTACCTGATCATGCCAGCTTGTTGGCTTATTGACTGCACTTACAAAGGTGTGTCCACTACGCCACAGTTCTACTCGTCCTGCTTTAGATTTCTTGCCGGGATCAGTTACCGGATCCTTAAGCACATCTTGCCAAATATTGTTAATACAAACACTAGATGCTTTCATTGCAAACTGTTGAGTGTCACGGTTTACTTGCTGTAACAACGCACCGCCCATGCCAAATGCGATATTGTCAGCTGAGTATCCTCTTGCCATAAAGTCACCTAGAATCATACGTACTGTATGTTCTTCAACACCGTCGCCTTGAATCAGTCTTACATTGTCGAGCACTTTGAATCCCTTGCTGTTTACTGTGTGACCAAATTTGCGATCCAACAATTGTACTAACTTGCGGCAAACAGTTAATGGATCGCCCGAGTCTGGACGAATAACAACAGTAGCACCTGAATCGATTACTTCTTGTCGTAACTGACCTCCCCACAAGTTTTCTACAGCGTTAAAAATATCATAACTGTCAGACACAATAGCAACTATACTACCCGGACGAGCAAACTGTGTCAACATATTTCTGTAGGCATCTACTTCGTTATCACGCCCCCAGCTGGTTATGGTTGAATGTTCTGCAGCCGGTATACTGAAACCGGCCATGTCAGCACCGTAATACTCACGAGCGAATAGGATGCCAGAAATGGTATCTGTGCCCATAAAGTTAACAAGGTGTGCCGCTCCGCCAATGCCAGCAGACTCTAACGAACTTACTCCCCTAGCGCCAAAGTCGTGTAGCTTAAAGTTAACACTGCTAGGATCGCCAGTTTTTTCTAAGTACTCTCGAATGACTCGCTTGATTGCCCAACTTTGTGTAGCTACAGTAGTAGGGTACCAAACAGCGCGAAGTAGTGCTGTTTCTAAATAGGTTGTTAACCAGAAGCATTGAGGATCTGTATTCTCAACAGTAGCCAATACGTTTTTTATTGGTATGACCGTTCCTTCAGGAGCTCCACGAATAACAAGCGGAAGTAATCCAGCGTGATGATCTAGTATATATTGCCATCCTTCTCTGTTGAAAGGTAGCCCGTGCGCAGTAAGTATAGCATCGGCTGTTTCAATGTCAGCTTGAGTAATAGGAGTAAGTAGATATTCTTTTATAAAAGCTTGTAATCCAAAAAGAACTGTTCTATCATACCTTCCGCCCCGCGATTCGATATAGCTGTATACACCTGTTGTACCATGCGGATATTGCTTCCACATACTGACTTTGTAGCTGTCTGAATTTAAAATTAAATTGTTTAAAAGTTTCATTGTAAAGTTCCTTTACTGTTATATGCCACTAGTCTTTCTAGTGGACTTGCTTATAGTATAACACTCACCCCATGTAAGTGTCATCTAAATTCTTTCAAAATTACCTCGGCCTATCATTGTTTCTCGAACCAATAAACCCTAGATTCTTACCGCAATTTCTACAAATAGCATCGCATGCAGATGTTTCGCTTATCTCACCTGTGTGGTCACATTTTGATTCTCTTAAATGCTCGGCAATTGCAATCCATAGTCCTGCTACTATAAAGAGTGCTATTGGAAATATAATAGCAATGACTTTTAGCATTGCCCACAGTTCTATCCAAAACATTTTATCCAAACTCCACTAATGTTACTGACCCCCCTGTTGCAGCGACCTTGTCAGCAAATTCTTCAATCATGGCCATGATACGTATCGAATCACCTCCAGCTAACCCCATGCCAATATATGGAAGCCCGACATGTTTATCAGGATATTGATGTGCCAACTTCTGCAGAATTAATTTGAATGCAGTATACTCAAACACATCTTCGTTTTTGCTCATATTATATTGCGTGTAAGCATTTATAACAATAAAATGTCCAGTATCGTATTCTGTCCAAGTTCCTAATTTTGTATAATCACCATTCTTAGTGTGGCTTCTATCAATAATAGCCGCACCGTGAATCCGTTGTGCAATCTCACGAGCAATGCCACCGCCCATAGTAGTGAAGCAGTTACAGCCGTGTACAATGACATTGAAATTTCCTGCTTCGGCCAAGTCTATCAAGTTGCCTGTTACGTGTTTAACATTACTCATGTTTTCTTTACTATCCCAAAAGTTATTCCAGATATGAACCCTCGCTTAAAAGCAGTCTCGGGTGCCCATGTGATATAGCCAAACAGTAGTCCTTGTGCTATACCAACAGCATACAGCAATATGCTCAACATGTCACTCATAATTGATCTCCATAAAGTTAGTGTCATTATCCATCATTTCGATTGTGGTGGTAGTGGCTTCTTTAACTTTACGTTGAAAGCTATTAAAGATTCCGCTAGTCAATCCGCTTAACCGATATCTATCTTTGTTGCATCGATATACACTGCCGCTAGACCCGTGAAACAAGTAATGATTATCTGTTTCTTCAACACGCACTACTCCGCTGTTTAATTTCCAGTAGTCGCCATCGAGATATCCTCCCCGCCATCCTGCTAAGATTTTGTAAATAAAACCTGCATCGTGCGTTATCTTAAGCATAACCCAACTGTCTGGTGTGTAATAATTGTGGTCGGCATCGTCTAGCATAAATGTCCTTGATAGTTATAATATTTCGTTATTATATAATAGTTGCCCTTCATTGTCAACTCCATTTCAAAATTAAAAATGCACGTTCTTGGTCCGATACAGGGATTTTCTCTAGCCACTCTCTGAATGAAAACTGGTCACCGTCAAACCACCATTCATTATGGCCTATCTCATACATGACAGCAGGACCATCTAGTCGATGTCGGTAGCCATTGCGATACCATAGTGCATCACCGTTTGGGTATAGGATGGCTGGACCATTAATCCTATGTGGAAAGGCTCCTATCCGCCAAATAATTACGCCTTTTATATCCGTGGTACATATTGGTTCGCCGATAAAAATCTTGTCCATGCTTACGCTCCAACAAATGACATCAATATTTCGTAATGATCTTCAAAACATTGGTCGCTACGAACTTCTGCTATAGGAATCCATCGTGCTTTTTCGGCATCGTCATTGCCTTTAACACGCGGTAACTCACCACCGGCCAACTGTATATAAAATGCATGGGTTATAATTCTACCACGAGGACTACGATCAATAGCATCAAACACACGACTACGCACAATACTACCTCGTAGTACAGGAGCCGGAACTTTGATTAAAGTTTCTTCTCGTAGCTCTCGTATAGCAGTATCCTCAACACTCTTGTCAGTAGCGGCATTAACATATCCACCAGGTAGTGCCCAAAGTCCTTTACCTGGTTCCGCTCGACGCTTAATCATCAGCACGTGCCCACTACATATTACCACAGCATCAGCAGTGGAAAAAATTGGAGGATACGGTAATGAAGCATATTGCTGTTTATGTTTTTCTACAAACTCGCGCTCTCGTATAATCTGTTGAAAATGTACAGTATCTTTAAACTTAGCAAGAAATTCCAAAGTAGTTTCTGGTACTACGCTACAGATAAAATTAGGATTAGTATCATGCTTAAAATACAAGCCGCGGATGTCAGTAGCACCAAGTGGTTGAACTTTGTCTACATTTTCAAAAGTCCATTGCGGGAACATGTCAAGATAAAAACTGCTTTCGTCTTTCTTGTGACCAATAATGCCCACAGTAGAACCTGGAGTAGTATTGTCCGCAACAATCTTTTGAACACGTACTGCCCATGCTTGATCGTTATATATAGTATCTATGTTGGGCCGAATGATAATGTTGACGTCGAGTCCAGCAGTTGCAGATTTAATCATTTTGGCACGTTCGTCAAACGTAAACGGATTCTTAAACGTGCGTGGCTGATGAGCACTACCTACAACAATTATCAAATTGTCAGCAAGCAGTGCCGCACGATTAATAATTTCCACGTGCGCAGAATGAATTGGTTGAAATCTGCCCACAAGGACAAGTGTATTGTATTGTTTAGACATTGAAAAATCCTTTCAATTAGTGTAGCAAGGAGTCTATCTCTTTGCTTACGTTTATTTATAACTATACTATTAAATTTCTAAACTGTCAACCTGTCGTCTATAACTTCTTCTTCTGTTTTAGAAATATTGATAGGTCTAATAGGATCTAACCAAGTATCTGCGATGTATGCTTTAGGAGTTTCTCCTAACTGATTAGCTAACCCGTACTCGGCACTGATCCACCAGTAGTGGTCGGTTACTGGTGCCCGACACCCAATTCCTCTAAAATCAAAAGTTTCACCTTGAGAAAAATGCCCTATGTAATCATCTACCAGCACAGTCTTTCCCAAGTTTGAAGGGTTGACACTGTGTATAATTTTGGCCAAGTCTCCCAGTTCACATTTCATTTAGTGGTCTGCTGTAATATTTTAGTATGTAAAATCATATTTTCGGTTACTAGTTTTGTTATAGTTGCTAGTAATATCAATCGGTCTTCGTCGGATACAACTTCATTGTCGAACTGCTGAAGTATACTGGCAGCAATCATTCTCATAGTTTCTTCTTGGCCTTGCTTAAACACGCCCCAATCTATAGGATCACCTTCATCTACTGCAAATGCAATATCAATCAATTGCTCTAATTCTATTTTAGCCATCCTACCTTTTCTCCATTGTTAATTCTACGTTGATGCTCTTGTACTGAGCCCGGAAATCGCCATGCCCATACTGCTACCAACATCATGCAAACTGCTGTACTAATTATGCCGATAGGTTTAATACCAGTATACAACATTATACACAAACTAGAAGACATCATCAAGAGCATAAAGTATTTCATTTTGGTAGGAAATACTCGTTTGGTATTCCAGTTGGTAAGGAATGGTCCAAATAGTCTATGACTGTATATCCATCGATGCATGCGTTCACTGCCTTTGCTAAAACAATAAGCAGCAAATACTACAAAAATGCTGTAAGGCAGCCCAGGAGTAATAACACCAATGTAGGCCATACCCAAACTGGCAAATCCTAATATATTCCAAAATAATTTTTTCATGATATAGTAATTATCCTAAAACACACTTATATAAATACTAATATGAAATCAATAGCAAGAATCGGAGATACAGCGCAGGGCAATTGTTTAAATGGACACGAAGATATTCCTGAAGATGAACCCAAGCCGTTTATTACAACTTTTATAACAGGTTCGAACAATGTCTATGTTAATTTTAGACCTGTTGTTGGCATGGGAGATGTAGGATCCACAGATTGCGGGCACCTTACTACTGCAATTACAGGATCTGGTTCTGTTTATATAAATTATAAATTTGTGCATAGGGTAGGAGATGTTGGAGTTGTAGAAGGAAAAGGCGACACATACACTGTGCTTATTGGTTCCGATAACGTGCAGGTAGGAGGATAATAAATGTCAGTAACACTAGCAAGTGGCGTTAATAGCATTAGTACAGGGGCTGCATTTTACCCCCAGCCGGCTTCAATAGATTTACTTGCAAATTGCGGATTTAGTAAAATGCAATCTGTGGGGAGTATGATAGATGGAGCGTTTGCTTCTGCAAAAGATAATTTATCGACGGTGTTAAGCATTAGTCAAACTCAAGTCAAAGTAATTACATTAAAAGCTAAATCAGAAGGAAGGGAACCGACACCAGAAGAACTTGCTGCAGCATGCGATCCTTTTTCATTATTAAAAGATATTAATACGAGTATAAATGACAAAATTAACGGCGTACTCGATGATCTCAACACAGAGTTAGAAGCATTTAATACCGAACTAGAACGTCTGATGAAGTTGGGAGATCAATTCCTTATAGATCAATTCAAAGCACTTAATGCTGAATTAGATGCAGCGTTAACTGCGGTAGAAAACAAATTAGATGAACTAGTTGGTGCTGTTGACTCAGCAATAGCAACAGCAGAAAAAGCAATTGACGACGCTATTAAAGAGTTAAAAGCATTTGCCGACGGATTAACTTTTGCCAGTTTGTTTAATTTAGACTGTCAAACAGATGCGAAAGATGCTGCGGTCGATAGCACTAAAGTTGCTGATGCTGCCGAAGTTGGTCGTGTAGTAGGGCCCACTGTATCAGGAGCATCGAATAGTGGCAACTTAGATACTCTTCCTCCCGATAGCACTCCTCCAGCGACTGTACCTCCAGTAACTCCCGCATACTGGATTTCAGATGATGGAATATACACATTTAAGAAAGAAACAGATATAATGCTAGCTGCAGATTCTAACGCAGCACCATTTGGGACACCTGGCAACACACCAGACGGTACTGCAAAACTATTTGTGGTGAGGAATAATTTCGTAGGAAGGATCGTATTTGTTGTTGCAAAAAATAAAGAATGGTTATTGTACACGTTTGATGAATTTGAAGCACAGCAGACAATTGGTCCAAAGACACGCGCTCTTGATAATAAAACAGTTCCAGAACCTGCACCAGAACCTCCAAAGCCTAAGGTTGCACCGGCAGATGTGTCGTTTGAAGAACCCGAAGAGTCAGATGTAATAGTACCATCTGCTGATTTAGAAACATTAAAACAATTGTATTTAGATGCAGCAAAAGAAAGAGATTTGGCTTCCAAAGATTTATTTAACCCAAATATTCGTCAAAAGTCTCCGGAAGAAGTTGATATTATTAATCGGCGATATGAGAAAGGTCGTAGTGAGGAAAACCGATTAAGAAATGAAATGATCGTCGCCGGGCAACAACAAGGCATTCCTGAATCTGATCTTCCAGTGTATAAATCGCCTTACAAAAACTTTTATTAAACTAGTTTGATGCCCGTAGTTGATTGGACAAATTGATCAGCAAATGATTTGTCGGTAGCTTCTGCTACGACGATAGTCATTTTGTTTATTTTAATTTCCTTTTCAGGACTAACAGTAAACAAGTAAGGCATCAATCCAGGACCTTGTTGTCCCATGCCTATTACCATAGGCTTTGATAATTTATAATATGACTCTTTATCTTCTACTAGCTTAGCTACAATTTCTTCTCCGCTGGTTAGTTTAAGAGTTACAACTTCTCCCACTGATACGCCTTTATCGATTAACATGTTTGTCCTTGTAAATGTTTTTTAAGTTCTGTCAATCCGCCAACTAATTTTCCATCTAGAAATATTTGCGGTAGTGTTCTAGCAGTAGGAACTGCTTCTAACAATTCTTCTTTAGTATATCCATCGCCTATTTTGCGTTCTTCAAACTCAATTCCGCGCTGTGTCAGCAGTGCTTTAGCTTGATCACAGTGTGAGCATTGATACTTACTCCATACTATTACTTTTTGAGACATATTATTTGTCATCCGATGTCATAACAAGGTGGGATCTATTAATGATTTTTTCTTGTTCAACTTTTTCGCGTTGCAGTATTTCTTTAATTACTTCTAAGTTTTTATGGTCGATGTTGTATGAAAGCTCTAGTTCGTCTACTGATTTTTCACGTGGCTCGAGCTTAATTATACAAGGACTATGTATATTATCGCTAATGCTGTTTACTTTGTTTCTAACAGATAATACTTTATTACTCAGCGATAAGAGTTTTTCACTGGTCCAATCTAGAATTTGCACTCGTAAGCAAGATGACTTGTCGTTGATTGCATTTAACCGTTGTGTTAACGACATCATGTCTTTTGCTTCTTCTGTTTGGCCTCCGGCCTGTTCTATTCTTTCCTGAACTACTGTTCTCAAAGAACTTCTAACTGCTGTTTGATCTATTTCAGTTGTCATTTATTTCTCCTTTAACCTGAAAATACTACTGCGCCTTTCTTGTCAGTTACACGTACCATTAATGCACCGGCTTGTTTTTTTCTAATGGCTGCAGTAATAGCCTGCGTTTCCTGAGAGTAACTTCCAAAGCTGGTCCATTGCTCAACAGGGTTATTTTTTTTAAAAAATACTTTATACATGGTTATCTACTTATCACAGTGATGGAAGTTGATCATAATCTAGGCTTTCACTCATGACTCCGATCACATAATTGGTGCTTTCATTTTCTTGCAATGCTGTTTGTTTGTTGCTGGTGTTGACATGTTTGTTAAACCAAGGAATAGGTGTAGTCTTAGGAGCAGGGTTCCAGTACTTGATACCAATATCCTTAAGTGCACCTACTGCTGTATAGTCCACAAAGTCTTTTAAGATGTTGGCGTTAAGACCAATTACTGGGCCTTTATGAAACAAATACTCCGCCCAGCCTTTTTCTTCTGCTATGACATCACGATAGATTTGTAGTACTTGTTGCTCACAGTCTTTGGCTGCTTGAACAAATCTGTTGTCTTCTTTAACAACTTGGTTGATCATGTAGGCAGTCCATCCTTTGTGTAACAGTTCGTCTTGCAGGATCAAGCTGATGATGTTGCCGTTGCCAATAAAGATCTTGTTCTCTACCATGGCCAAGCTGGTAGCAAAGCTGACCATAAACCGGAACGCTTCCAACGCATAACTGGCATGAAGTGCTAGCCAAACAGCGTTAATGTGCTCCTGCTCGTTAACTGCTTCTCCTAATTCTTTACGGCAGTTGATTTGGTGAAGCGCATCGTAATACTGTCCAATGCTGGCAGCCATTTTAATAATTTCGTCAGTGTCGTGAATGGTATTAAACACATCTTTAGGTACATTATAGATATTGCGAATAATATGGCTGTAGCTTTTGCTGTGAATATTTGTTTCGAAAAACCCCCAGTTGTACATTAGTGCTTCTAATTCTGGTAATGAACAAACAGGAGTAAACACCTGTGTTGGGCCACGGCCTTGCACACTGTCTAATGCTGTTTGACGCAGCAGGTTGCTGGTAAAGATATGTTTGACAGCATCGCTAGCATCTTTAAAATCGCTTGAGTCTTTGGTGAGACTAACTTCTTCTGGTTGCCAAAAGAATCCGCGAGCAGTGCTGTCGAAGTCTGCTAGTTTTTTATATTTGACCTCTTCAAACCGTTGTACAGTGACTGGACCTGCTGGGTCAAGAAACATCTTGCGTGATAGGTAATCTGTTTTTGTTTTTAAATCGTATTGTTGTTTTGACATTTGTTTTCTCTTTTATTGTTATTATACAGGATTGTTCCAGACATTCCTATTATTATCTACCGTGGTCTTTAACAGTCTCCACGTTTTTTCTTCTGCTGTTTCAGTCCACATAAAATATTGTGCAGATAACGGAGGTCTTCCGGTGGAGAGATCGTAAAGATCTTTGTGTCGGAAGTAGTATTTAAGCCAAATTAACTTTTTACTAGTTACTCTGACGGGGAACCAAGCAAACTGTTTACTTTCCATTGCGTAGGATAGCGATCATACGGGTAGCCAGTGCTTTAAACCATGCTTCGCCGTGACCCCGTGTAGTTTCTGCCGCTACACCAATACGTACACCGGACGTTTCTATAAAAGTACGTGTTTCGCCTGGCACACCATTTTTGTTTACTGTGATGCCGTGTTCTTCAAGCAGATCAGCATATTGTCTACCACTTAGTTGTTCTTTACGTAGGTCTACAGTAAACATATGGCATTGTGTTCCGCCACTAACAACGTCAACGCCGGCATCTAAAAATGTCTGCACCATAGCATGTGCATTAATGCGAATGCGTTTGGCATACAACTTAAACTCTGGTTGCAGTGCTTCATAGAAACATTGAGCCTTGGCAGCAATGATGTGCATGAGTGGTCCGCCCTGTGTACCCGGAAAGATTGCTGAGTTGAGCTTACGACTGTAATCTAGATCATTCCAAAGTATGATACCTCCACGCGGTCCACGTAGACCTTTGTGTGTTGTACTAGTTACCACATCTGCATAAGGGAACGGACTAGGATATTCGCCACCGGCTACCAGTCCCGAATAGTGTGCCATGTCCACTAGCAGTAAGGCGCCAACTGAATCTGCAATCTCTCTAAATCGTGCCCAATCAATCACTTGACTGTAGGCACTGGCACCTGCAATCACCATCTTGGGGTTGATAAACTGTACCAATTCCTGCACAGCATCATAGTCAATAAATCCACCACTATCCACTCCGTAGCTGTGTGCTTCAAACCATGCACCTGACACGTTGACGCCTGCGCCGTGGCTCAAGTGGCCGCCTGATGCTAGATCCATACCAACTATCTTATCGCCTGGTTTAAGAAATGCTTTGAACACTGCTAGATTAGCATTGGCACCTGAATGTGGTTGTACATTGGCATAGCGGCAGTTAAATAATTCTGTAGCATATTCAATAGCCAACCGTTCGATATCATCTACATGCTCGCATCCATTGTAGTAGCGTTTGCCAGGCAGGCCTTCCGCATACTTGTTGGTCAACACACTGCCGCACAGATCCATAACGGCTTGGCTAGTAAAGTTCTCACTAGCAATTAACTCAATTGTATCTTCTTGTCTCATGCTTTCTCTTTCGAGAAATTGTTGTATTTTTATATCTATCATTTAACCTATTCCATATGGTGTTATTTATTCACACATCAAACAACTTTTAGGTCTTTCTTTGCTACTGATTCATCTGGTGACAAATGCCCGTTCAACCACATACTGTCCGGGATCATGCAGTGCACCTTCTTTCATGCCGCGAGCTTTGCACCAGGTCATTATTTCTTTGTTGAACGGGATACTGCCACACAGCATGATTTTGTCTTGGCTGGTATCCACAGGCAGTTGGCCTGAGACCAATTGTGTGGTAATTCTGGCGTCACCTGCTCCTGTGACCACAGAGTAGTAGT